CTCAGTAGGAAACCTAGCGACTGCTAAGACAGTAGAACTTCCCGTTCAGAAGATGTGCGAATCATATCAATCCATCTGGCAGGGGGCTTACACGGATATATTTGATTTAATCTTTGAACACAACGGCGTTCCTGAAGACAAACGATATATCGACCTGGACTTCCCGAAAGTCTCAGAGGAGGCTGCCGCAAGCATGGCTCAGTCTCTTATGCAGATAGTTCAGACCTTCCCTCAACTTGCCGATTCAACTGATGTAATGCAGACAGCTCTTCTAACGCTGGGGATTCAGAACACGGACGAAGTCTTAGCTCAATTAGATAAGATACAAAAGGAAAGCAAGGGCGATGTGAATGTCCAGTTGGCGAGGGCATTAAGAGAATTTAGAAAGGTAGTTGGAAATGGCAATCTGTCCCGAATGTAATGGTCTTGGATACAAGGAATTCGAGCATGGCTTAATCCGCCTTCAATGTAATAAATGCAAGGGAACTAAAAATGGAAACGATAGACAAGTTACTGAACGAGACGATAAAGATACTGGAGAACCAGATCCCGGCAAACCCCGCAAGCGAAAGAAACGAGAAGCTCGAAAAGCGGATGCAAGGGTCAATAGCTGAGTATTTCCGTAATGTCGACCAGGCTATTGACTGGAACGCTTTAGAGCAGATTTACTACAAGGGCGTGAGGGAATGACACTCAACATTAACGACTTTATCGACCCTATCCTGGCACTCTTCACGAATGACTTAACCTACAGATTGAACGGTTATTTAGCTACGGTATATCTTCGTGGGTCAGCCCAGATGGTAGAATGGGGCCGGACCAAGACAACCGATATGCCAATTTACTATGAAGGCCCTCCAATTCAGGATGCCATCAATTACGCCCGGGAACATACCGCTTCTCTAGTGAAGGGGTTAAACGATGAGACCCGGGACCGGATGCAGGAAGTCATTGAGAACGCCATCAAGGAAAAGCAAGGGATAGACGGCTTATCCAGAGACTTACGGAAGGTCTTTGACGACATGAGTATGAACCGTTCTCAGGTTATCGCGAGAACAGAAACGTGCGATGCTCTGGAAAGTGCCTTCATGGACAGAGCGAAAGATTTAGGAGTCACCGGCAAGGAATGGATAGTTACTGATCCTTGCGATATCTGCGAGGAGAACGGGAACGCCGGGGCGATAGGGATAAACGAGGACTTTCCCAGCGGGGATTCAAGACCCCCTGCTCATCCAAATTGCAGGTGTGCTTTGGCTCCGGTGATGCTATAATGGACAGACTCGAATTAGAGAACAAGGAAGATACCGAATTCAAGAAGCAACTCGAACAGGTAAAGTGGCCGATTGAGTATGGTATAATTAGTATACAGCTCAGAGCGGGCAAACCGACTCTGATTAAAGTCGAGAGAACCATTAAACTGGATTAAGGAGGAACCTTATGGCTTTACTAGAAACTATAACACGGGTCTTTACCAAGTATGATACGATCCCCGAACGGATTACCAAGGCATGTTGGATAGGTGATAGCGCAGATATTCTTTGTGAATACACCACTATCCCGCCAAGGGAGTCATTAAAATCGATTCCATATTGCCGTTACGCAATAGTACCAGGACTTGAAGATGTGTTATTTGTGCATTACATGAAGGAAGATATAGGGGGATTTATTGGTGAGATGGTTGGGGAAACGACTCTCATTAACTGCAAAGCAACTGGATAAGTAAACATCGCGGGTAGGACAAACGGTAAGTCGCTAGTCTCATAAACTAGAGATACTGAGTTCAATTCTCAGACCCGCCATTTAGCTAAACGGAAGAACCGCAGGCTGTAAAAGGTCTGCGGTTCTCTTTTTATTTCATAGGAGGTACACATGCCATATTCAATCGAAAACCCACCGGAAAAGATCAGGGATATGCCGAAGCACGCACAGGAGATATTCGTTGCTGCCTTCAATTCCGCTTTAGAGCAATACAAGGATGAAGGCAAGGCCAATGCAACAGCCTATGCTGCCGTCAAGACAAAATTCAAACAGGATGACAAGGGAAACTGGATAGCCAAGGAGTCTAATATGAAAGAAGCAATGTCCGCTGATGATAAACGATACCTTCTGCAATCTGCTCTAGAAATTAAATTCCCCTCTCCTAATGAGGTGGCGAGACCGTCAGGGTCATGGCTTGCAGATATTTTTGACACCGAAATTGTCTATCGGAAAGATAATATCGATTACAAAGCACCCTATGTCATTGATTCTGAGGGCAAGGTAACAATTGGAGAGCCAGTAAAAGTCAAGAAACAGACTGTCTATACCCCAATTGAATCTCTACAAGCCAAGTACGCTGAGATAATTCAGGAACAGGCGAGAAGGAACATCTCCGCTGGGGCCGAGAGGGTTAAAAAGGTTCTGGAATTATGCAATGAGTTTCTGACCTCAGAAGACGAGGGGAAGGTCAAAGAAATCCTCATAGAAGCAGAGTCCGTCTTAACCTGGCTGAAGACCCAGGAAATAATGAAGACAGAGGGCGATGTTCAATTCCCTGCTTCGGCCTTTGCCTATACTCCTGATAATCCCTCCGAGTGGAAGTTGAGATTGTGGGAAAATCCCACCGATAAGGTTACAAGGAAGCAACTAGGGGCTGCGGCTGCTGCTTTGAGTCCGGGCGGATTCAGAGGGCAGAGAGTAGAGATTGCCAAAGAATCTTTACCGGCTGTTAAGAGGAAGATACGAAGTGAGTATAGAAAGTTAAATGTAGAAGATGAGGATATTCCAAGATGGGTGAAAGAGTCGGAATCCAGGCATTTACTATCTAATTACACCCCCCTTGCGGAAGCGGATATTTCGAAGGGGATTGCTAGAGTTATCGTCATCAAGCCGGGGTTCGGAAACCCAGTTGACAATCATTACTATCCTAGTGAGACGCTTTCAAGGGATTATGCAGTCTTTGAAGGCGTGAAGATGTACGCCGATCATCAGACAGAACAAGAGGAAAAACAGCGCCCCGAAGGGTCGATTCGGCAATGGGTAGCAAGTCTAAAGAACGTGAGATTCGAGGAAGGCGTTGGCATAGTTGGTGATGCTGTCATCATTGAGCCCTGGTTACAACAGAAGCTGGCTACATTGAGAGACCAGAAGCTACTGAGTGAAATGGGCATCTCAATACGGGCAGCCGGTGCTGGGACCAAAGGTAAGATAGACGGCAAGGACACCAACATTGTCGAGCGTATAACGAGAGTCCGTTCTGTTGATTTCGTTACCGAGGCCGGTGCCGGGGGCGGTGTCTTGCTTTACGAAACTGAAAAAGAATTTGATATTGACATAGTTACAATCGAAGCTCTCAAAGAGCGGAGACCAGACCTTGTCAAAGTCATAGAAAACGATATTAGGGAAAAGACCCTAAAGGAGGTCAAGCGAATGTCAGAATTAGAAGACAAAGTAAAAGAACTGGAGGGTGATAAAGTGACCCTCACAACCGAGAGGGATGAGGCCCGGACTAAACTTTGTGAGGCTGAAAAGGCGCAACGGAAAGCCGAGGCGAAGTCTAAGATAGACGAGGCTATAAGCAAATCCGAGCTGCCGGAAGTAAGCAAGCAGAAGTTGACCGAAGGCTTCAAGGATTCCGAGTCCGCCGATGGTATTACGGAAGCCATCAAGAAAGAAACGGACTATGTGAACGCTCTCAAGGAAGCATCCAAACCGAAGAATCTCGGCCCGACCAATCCTGATCCGATGAAGTCCAAGAAGGAACTCAAAGAGGCTTTCATCAGGACCGGCATGTCAGAGAAGGATGCTGAGATTGCTGCGAATGCAAGGTAAATCAAATAACACTTAGGAGGTATTAATATGCCAGCATTTGGAGTTTATCCTATAGCTGATGCCCTCGCTGAGGGCGATGAAATTTCTTCTACCTATGAAGGTAGGCATGTCACTCTATTAGAGAGTGAATTGATTCACAAAGCGGGCAATGTCGGCGGGTTCGTCGATAAAGGCAATCCCGTAATATTCGGCACGCCACTCGGCCATGGCATAGGCGTAGCGTTCACAAGCGCTGTCGCTGCGACTGATTTAGTAGCCGTAGACACTGAGGGCATCTGGGTCGTAGACGTAGTAGCTGCTGATGATGGCGGCAACGTGGCGATAGCGGGCGGCGATGTCCTTTACATCAACACGACTACCGCAGTTGTAAGCGCAATCGCTACTGGTGCCACACAGATACCGTTCGGGTACGCATTGGGCATCATAACGACCCCAGGCAATATCGAGAGGATTGCAGTCAAACTGCATTGGTCTCCTGTTGACAACTGGGTGAGGGACCTGGAAGAGTTCTACTTCGGGGATAGCCTCGATTGCAACCTAGTATGGGGGCCGAGTATTATCAACGCAGGTGTTGATACTCTGTTGCTTACCAATGCTACGGTTCCCGTCGGGAGTTCGGCGTTCCAGATTAAAGCCACAGCCGGAGCAGGCACAAACGATGTGGGTATCGCCTGCTACTTCGACGCTAATGTAGGCGGTGTCCAGACTGGTAACTGGGTCTATGGTGGTGGCATCTGGCTCAACCTAGCCACAACCTTTGATGCGCCTGCTGGGGCATACGAAATAGTCTCCCAGAACAACGGTATTTATGCTGGGACTGTTGTAGATTATGCTACAGCGACCATGATTTACGGCATGAAGGCTGAGTGTATAGCAACCGCTCAACCGGCGAACGTCTATGCCTTTGGAATCGGCGGGAACGTATCGGGGTCGGGTAACACTGCTATATTCTATGCTGCGCAGCCAGCAATTGTCGGCTATAACATGGCAAATAAGAGTGGCGTGGTTGGTGGAAGTATAGCCTTATGTGTTGTCAATGGCTCAGGCTACAATGGCGTTCTTTACGTCAACACTTTCAGAAGCTAAATATAAGGAGAGAAAATGAAACTAACAAACGGTGAAATCTTCAATGCAAAAGAGCCTCTGCAAAAACTAACGGCTGAAAAGCTGCCCGTGAAAGTCAGTTACGGGTTGGCAAAACTCGTTGCTAAACTTAATGAACAGCTACAAGTCATTGAACAGGTAAGGCAAGGGTTAATCACCACCTACGGCGAACGAGACCCTGAAAATCCCAATCGAACTAGGGTAAATCCGTCTAGCGACAAATATCCGAAGTTCGTTACTGAATATGGGGAATTGATGAAACAGGAAGTCGAAATAGTGCTTGATGTGGTGACGCTACCCGAGACATTGGAGATTGAACCATCGGTTTTAATGGCTCTCGATAAGTTTGTAAAAATATAGGAGGTTAATCATGGAACTTTTGGAATCTATGAAATCCTGGGACGGGTATTTTGCCCTCTCAGAAACAAAGAAACCTGAAAACTACGATACTAAACTGAGGGAAACCCTTGACCTTTTGTCGAACGCAAAGGGTTATCCACCGCACCGGCATGAGTTCATGCTTCGTGAGGCTTTGACCACAAGCGACTTTCCTTACCTGTTCGGCGATGTCCTGGACAGACAGGTATTGGCTGCTTATAAAGCAGTTGACCCGGTCTGGAAGGCATTTGTCAAGATGGGAACCGTGCCGAGAATCTACCCTCAAATAGGTGGGTATCGGTTCGGTATCACCGGGGGCGATCAACACTTAGAGGAAGTCGCCGAGAAGGGCGAGTACCTTGCGAGTGAAAGGGACGAAGCTCGTTATGCTTGCTACGTCAAGAAATACGGGCGACAG